TAGAATTGTTTAATCCGATTCGAAAAAAATCAAAAAAATTTTTTGCACAAAAAAAACCGCCCTTGCGGGCGGCTTGAATGGGGTTATGCGCGGCGGCGGTAGATGTTTGCGGCGATAAATGCCTGCATCCGTTCGACTTCATGCGCTTGCTCGGCGGCTCGGCGGTCGCGCTCGGCGGCGTGCTGTGCGGCTTCCTGCGCCTTTATGCGAGCTTCTCGGGCTTCCGCGCTCGTGTCCTTGGGGCTGTATCTGTTCGCGGCTTCTCGGGCTTCTCGGGCGGCTTCTTGGGCTTCTCGTGCCTTGCGGC